GACTATTTAATAGTAGGTCTTCAGATTGATCCAAGTTTTGATCGAGTAGACAAGAATTCGCCTGTTCAATCTATTGTTGAGCGTTACACCCAACTTCATGCATGTAAGTATGTAGACGAGATTGTGCCGTATGGTAATGAGTCTGACCTTAACGACATTCTTTCTATGTTTGATATTGATGTGCGAATACTAGGTGAAGAATATAAGACCCAAGACTTCACTGGTAGAGATATCTGTAGGACTCGAAATATTCAGGTATATTTCAACGAGCGTTCTCATAGATTTTCTACGTCAAACCTTCGAAATAGAGTGAAAGAGGAATTGCCATAATCGAAAACCACTTGACTTTAAGAATTAAACCTGTTATAATACCGTATAACTTAAAATAAAGATGGAACGATATGCCAAAGTCTACAGCTACAGCTAAAGTTAAACCTAAAGATAAGCCGCATTACGTAAACAACGCACAGTTTTCCCAAGCTGTAGTTGACTATGTGACTGATAAACATGACCGAGTAGCACGTGGCGAGAAAGCGCCAATCGTGACTAACTATATCGCTTCTTGTTTTCTTAAAATATGCGAAGGTCTATCCCATAAATCCAACTTCGTTCGATACACTTATCGCGATGAAATGGTCATGGATGCTGTAGAGAATTGTCTGAAGGCTATCGAGAATTATAATCTTGAGTTTGCTACGCGTACAGGCAAGCCTAATGCATTCGCATATTTTACTCAGATATCTTGGTACGCCTTTCTTAGACGTATCGAAAAAGAAAAGAAACAGCAGGATATTAAAGTGCGGTATCTGGCTGAGTCTGGGCTGTCTGATTTGGTGAGCAACGAGGGCGACGAGCAATCTAATCAGCAAGCGCAAGCCTTTGTGGATTCACTCAGAGATCGGGTTGATTATGTCAGAACAAACGATAGGTTGATAAACGAATATAAAAAGAGTGAGAAGAAAGCGAAACGTAGAAGTCGCTCGGTCGATTCTGATCTAACAGGTTTTCTCTTGGGTGCAGAGGACCAGTCATGAAGATTGCTTTTCTAAATGATACGCATTGCGGTGTGCGAAATTCTTCTGACATATTCATGGAATATCAAGAGGCGTTCTATAGAGACATATTCTTTCCATATTTGAAAGAGCATAATATCACTAAGATCGTCCATCTAGGCGATTACTATGAAAATCGAAAGTTCATTAACTTCAAGGCTCTTGAACATAACAGACAGATATTCCTTGAGAAGCTTCGAGAGTATGGTATTCATATGGATATTATACCTGGCAATCATGATGTCTACTATAAGAATACCAATGATCTCAATTCTTTAAAAGAACTTCTTGGTCACTATATGACTGAAGTTCGAATTATTGAGAAACCCACGGTCGTTAATTATGATGGTCTAGACTTCGCTATGGTGCCTTGGATCAACCAAGAAAATGAAGCTAGGACTGTAGAATTTCTTACTAACTGCAAAGCTAGTTATGTTGGCGCGCATTTAGAGTTAGAAGGATTCGAAATGTCTGCGGGCATTCCATGCTCCCACGGTCAAGTTCCGGCATCATTGTTTGATAGATTCGAGATGGTTTTATCAGGACACTTTCACACAAAATCGCAACAAGGAGCAATTCATTATCTAGGTTCTCAGTACGAGTTTTTCTGGAGTGACGCGCACGATCCTAAATACTTCCATGTATTAGACACTGACACTCGCGAGTTAACACCTGTACATAATCCTTTGACAATATACGAAAGAGTCTACTACGACGATTTGCAGGAGAAGGCCGAATTCAAGTATAGCGTAGGTCAATTGCCTGACGTGGATAATAAGTTCGTAAAGTTGATTGTTCTTAATAAATCTAATCCTAAGTTGTTCGAGCGATTTGTTGATCGTCTACAGATGAAGCGAATACATGAGTTAAAGATTGCAGAAAACTTCTCGGAGTTTGTAGGAGAGAATGTTGAAGATGATAAAATAACGGTTGACACTACCGAAGAATTACTGTATACTTACATAGACAACGTAGATACGGTACTAGATAAAAATCGTATTAAATCGGAAGTGCGACAATTGATGATTGAAGCCCAGACATTGGAGATAGCGTAATTATAGTCTTTCAGAAACTCAAATACAAGAATTTTCTCAGTACCGGTGATAATTTCACAGAGGTAGAGTTAAATCGATCACGATCAACTTTAGTAGTTGGACAAAATGGTGCAGGCAAGTCCACCATGCTTGATGCGCTATCATTTGGACTGTTCGGTAAGGCGCATAGGTCTATCACAAAGAATCAATTGATCAATTCTATTAACAACGGTAAGACTGAGGTTGAAGTAGAGTTCGCTGTTGGAAGTGCCCACTATAAGATTCATCGTGGTATTAAGCCTAACACGTTCGAGATATGGAAAGATGGTGTACTTATTAACCAAGACAGCCATAGTAAAGAATATCAATCTGTACTTGAAAAGAATATTCTCAAACTCAATCATAAGTCGTTTCATCAGATTGTAGTGCTGGGTTCATCATCGTTTGTTCCATTTATGCAGTTACCAGCACAACACCGAAGAGATGTGATTGAGGATCTGCTTGACATTAACGTATTCTCTAAAATGAATGGTATTCTGAAAGAGCGTATGTCGGTACTTCGCGAGTCTTCACGAACTAATCAGGTGCAGTTAGAACTGGTCCGCGATAAGATAAAGAATCAAGAGCGTTATGTTGTCAAGATTCAGAAGATGGCTAACGAACATAAAGCTAGTAAACAGAAGGAGATTGATGACGTATTAGAGCAGATCAGTGGTGCTATAGAGAATGATATCGGCAATCTTAAATCCTCGCTATCTTCACTCGAACATGAAATGAAAACATTAGATGATAAGATACGCGGTATCGAAAAGTTCGATCACCAGTATGCTGTAAAGCAAAAAGAATTAAATAAAGAAATTAAATTTTATGAAAATAACCAAATCTGTCCCACCTGTGACCAAGACATTGACGAAGGACTTAGAACAGAGAAGACGGAATGCGCTCAAGGAAAACACGATAAGCTCCAAGAAGGAAGAACGAAAGTCGTCTTGTCACTCGGCGAATTCAACGATAAACTGCAATATTTAAAGAAGTCGCATTCAGACGTTACTGAGGTTGTTAATGCCCAGAATATACGTGACATACAGTTGCAGGAGTTGAATCGTCGAGTGACGAAGCTGAGAGCAGAATTGGCTAAGTTTGACGAGCAAGAAGGCGACATCGATCAAGCTATGTCTCAGTTAGCCGAGTATAATGCTACCAAAGATTCGATAATGGAAGATCATATCATCATTTCGGACAACGGTTCATACGGTCTTGTCATTGCAGAACTTTTAAAAGATACTGGTATTAAGACGAAGATTATTAAGCAGTACTTGCCAGTAATCAATAAGCTTGTTAATCAGTACCTACAGATACTAGATTTTTACGTGTCGTTCGATCTTGACGATACTTTTAAGGAGACAATAAAATCTCGCCACCGTGATATGTTTTCGTATGATTCATTCTCCGAAGGTGAGAAACAAAGAATTGATCTGGCATTATTATTCACTTGGCGCATGATCGCTAAGATGAAAAATAGTGTTGCAACTAACTTACTAATCCTCGATGAAACATTCGATAGTAGCTTGGATGCTGATGGGGTAGATAACCTCACTAAGATCATTGGTAGCATGGACGAAGATTCAAGCGTTTTTGTTATCAGCCACAAAGGTGCAATCTTAGATCAGTATTTTGACAATAAGATCGAGTTTGTTAAAGATAAAAACTTTAGTAAAATAGCTTGACCTTTACTATGAATTATGTTATAATTAACCCACAAACACAACTTGGAATATATCATGGAATTAACAGAAAAGACGATGCAGGTTCTAAAGAATTACGCGTCGATTAACCCTAACATTGTTATACAAGAAGGCAATGTTCTCAAAACAATCTCCGAAGCAAAGAATGTACTAAGTTCTGTAGAGCTAGATGTAACATTTCCTAAGACTGTAGGCATATATGAACTTAATGAGTTTCTATCGGTTCTGTCTCTGGTTGATCGACCTCGACTAAAATTTGAAGATGATCACGTTCTTGTTAGCGACACCTCGGGTAGATCACGAATCAAGTACTTTTATTCTGACATTGACATGTTGACAACACCAGCAAAAGATATTGTTATGCCTGAATCACAAGTCAACTTTACTTTAGATGGTGCAACGCTATCAAGTATCAAACGTGCGGCTTCTGTACTGGGTCACGCTGAAATGTCTGTTCGCGCTGTCAATGGTGCGGTGTCTTTATCTGTTATAGATAACAATGATAAAACATCGAATGCATATTCCATTGATGTGGACGGAACATTCGAGCAACCAGATTTCAACTTTATTTTTAACATCTCTAATCTTAAAATGATTGATGGTGATTATCAAGTCGGTATCTCGGAGAAGCTAATCTCGCATTTTGTGAACATCGAGTCTGGTGTTCAATATTGGTGCGCTCTAGAAAAAACTAGTACATACGGAGATAAGTAATGAGTAAGGAAAGTAATGCAGTAGAAAGTAAGGTCGAAGAATTAGTTAAGATTTGTGCGAATTCTTCGCGCTCTACTACAGCAGTAATTGATGCGCTAACAGCACGAGGCGCATTTCGAGGCGAAGAATTATCGTCAGTAGGAAAACTACGGGACCAATGTATACATTTAGTCCAGTTGTGTGAAGAGCTTCAGGCTTCTGAAGCGTAGTAATTTGTTGGGTGTACGACCCCTCGGTCATTGGACGCGGCAGTCCAATGTTCGAGGGTTTTTTATATAATATATTATGAGGCAAAATACATGAGTCAAAAAGATTTCATCTGGGTCGAGAAATATCGCCCTCAAACCATTGAAGATACAATTCTACCACCAGCCCTAAAGGCTGTATTTAAAAAGATCATAAAAACAGGCGAACTGCCTAATATGCTATTCACTGGTTCAGCCGGTCTTGGTAAAACTACAGTAGCTAAAGCTATATGCAAAGTTCTAGGTTTTGATTATATCATTGTTAACTGTTCCGAAGACGGCAATATCGATACTCTACGTGGCAAGATCAGACGATTTGCGTCCACTGTATCACTAGCTGGTGGTGTAAAAGTCGTTATTCTTGACGAGGCTGATTACCTAAACGCACAGTCAACTCAACCTGCTTTGCGTGGTTTTATCGAAGAGTTCTCGGATAACTGTAGATTCATTCTAACATGTAACTTTAAAAATCGAATTATCGAACCTCTTCACTCACGATGTGGCGAATATCAATTCAACACATCTAAGAAAGATATGGCTCAACTTTGTGGTCAATTCATGAAGCGTCTGCAATTTATTCTTGACAGCGAAGGTGTTACGTATAATAATGAAGTGATCGGTAAGATGATCATGAAACATGCGCCTGACTGGCGACGAGTCGTAAATGAAGCACAGAAGTTTTCGATGGGTGGTCAGCTTGAGACCGTTGCGGTAGATGCTAACAATGGCGATGCCTTTGAAAGTCTGTTCGAGCATTTGAAAGCGAAAGACTTTAAGAAGATGCGAACGTGGGTCGTTAACAACGTAGATGTCGACGCGTCGGTAATCTTTCGTGCGGTGTATGATATGATGTACGATAAGGTGAGTGATGATGGTCAGTCCATACCTCAACTTGTTCTTATTCTCGCTGATTATCAATACAAGAATGCGTTCGTAGCAGATCACGAACTTAATATAGTGGCTTGCATGACCGAGATCATGGCAAACGTGAGTATAAAATAATGATTAACATATATGATTATGAAACATTGGGTACTGATTTACGGACTGCTCCTGTGGTAAACATAGCGGCTATGTCTATTGATGAAGACCATTTCCTATCAGATACGCCATATGCGTACATGGATATAGTGGACCAAGCTAAAGAGATGAAGTTTGACGTTAAAGATCAGGTCGAAAACTACGGTCGTGTTATCAATAAAGATACACTCGATTGGTGGAAGAAGCAAGGTCCTGATGCATTAAAGCAGTTAGCACCTAGTCCGGACGATCATTCAATCGAAGACTTGCCAGGATTTTTGCGTGGTGTATTGTCTTCGAGCGATCTAGTCTATACGCGAGGCAATACATTTGATCCTGTTCTGACAACATCTATATTCGATATGTTAGGTCAACATGAGCCATACAAGTTCTGGGTTGTTCGTGACACTAGATCCTTTCTTGAGGGTATCGCAGTAGGTCACGGATTGAGTGTTAATAATTCGTTTATTCCAAAGGGTGTTCCTGAGGGCGCTTTTATTGCTCACAATCCTTCGCATGATATCGCGATGGACATATATAGAATGCAGTCATTACTACGCGGAGTTTATTTCAATGAACCCATTTGATTATCTGAAAGCGATAAACATGGATAAGAAAGATGTCATGGTTGATGATGTGACAGAAAAGGGTTATGCTCCTTATGTGGTGAATAAATCACTATCTTACTTCGCTGATACGGTTGCTATGGCGAATGCGATGAACATGCACCACCAATTAGATAAAAAACTACAATTTCATTTTTTGCTAAATATA